GCTCAGCTGAAAGGCGAATCTTTTTACCATTGATAACGAAATTATCGCCATCAACTGTCACATCACCATCAAAACGTCCGTGTAGAAAAATAACCACCCTATCGGGTAGTTACAAAAAACTAAACTCGCTTTAAAGCGACCACCACGCTACTTGCGTGTGGGATAGGGTACGATATTTTTCAGGTCCACGTTAAGACCTAGAGCATTTAACGTCAAACTCCAATAAGACGTTTTGGACCATACAGCTGCTGGGACAACCGATGATCAACTTTTTACTGATTATTTATTCTCGCAGAACGAGTATTTTGACTTTTTTCTTTAAAAATATTATTTATATCCCGCATCATAGGCGGTTAGAAAATAGCTCAAAAACTCACTGACCTTATGCTCCTCCATAATATAAACATGGGGGCGCTTGATAGCCAATGAACGTGAAATCATCTCCCGCCGCCCAATTTACCATCAAAGTATTTTTGGGCATACCTGCGGTACCATCACGAGAAATGTTAGCAGAAATGCCTGCACCGGGTCGTGTGTACGAACCCACTTTAGTAGCCATAATGCCATCATCAGTGATAGTGGTGCCGCCCCATTGGAATGATGTATCACCCGCTGGGTTAAAGGCTAACCAGAAACGATTATTTGTGTAGTAAGGAATCTCACCTGCAATCATTGCGTTGGTATCGTAGTTTCCTACGAAAACCCCCGCAGTAGATGTAATAGCGTTTTTCCATACTTCATTCTCTGATCTGGTTGGGGTAGAACTATTGAGATTCGTATTACCGATTCCCAAAGCCCCCACAGATGAATGAAGACCAGAACCCTCCTGAATCGATGCTGTGAATCGAGCTGAACCTCTCATTCCTATGAAAGCGTACCGAAGGTACTCAAACAGAGGATAGAGAAGTGGCCTAAACACAGTATTCGATGGAGAATAAGGGCCTGTAGGTTCAACCAACCAACCTTTTGGATACATTGGTATATTCATGGTGAGTGTCGAAGTATTCACCTGTGTTGATTCAGTATATGCTATAGCATTGAACCGTTTCAACAAAGGTCGAAAAGATCGAATATTCTCACCAAAGAAAACCTTAAAGGCTTCGTTCTCATCTTGTTCATCTACCAGGTAATGGCAAACACGATCGACATCCTGTTTAAAGTCCCCTACTACTGTTTCCTTAGATTCTTTTTCAAAAAGCGAAGGAACAATCAATGGGGCCCTATTAATGGTGCCAGCAGTGAAAGCTCGGGGTTGTCCAACCTCCAGATCCTCCATTGAGACAAATATGTTTATTTCAATTGGTGGAGGATCATTAATGGCAGAGGTTAGCTGATTGACAACACGAAGCTCAAAATAGCCATTACTAAAATATTGAGCGTCAACACCAGTATTGAGAATATAACCCCCTGCAGTACCATCTCCTGCTGGAGCATAGAGATTGTTATTGGTATTCTGAAAGGTATCATTTGGGTCAATAGTCTTAAGAAATGGTCGAGATGACGCCCATGGAATCTCAACACACGTACCATCGAGTTCCTGTAAGTCAAAAACTTCAACAAAACGAGCATTGTAGTCGATGTTCTCACCAGTTTGTGCGAACAATGCTTGGTGTGATGAATTTGGCTCATAGAACATAGCCAAACGACCACGATGGTATTGAGATGCAACAACCTGAAACTTTACTTTCATAGTGCCCCTCCAGTATTCAAACGGTTGGGCAGCAAAAGCCATAGCTGTAGGCTGATACAAATGTTGAGAATTTAAAGAATTCACGGATAAAGAATGTAGACAAGGAGTAACTGCGCACCTGAAAAGGGTGGCAGAACCAGTTATAGGTTGATCATCTTTCGTCCATACAACTGTCGTGAGATAAGACTCTCGACTTGCAATGGAAGTTAGGGTCAACTCGTCCTCGGAAGGCATATTGCCAACCCGGGGGTCAAGTGTTACCTCATTAAGAGGATCTACCGCTAATCTTTCTCCTGTAAAAGCTCCGACTGTAGCAGCAGTATTGGAAGTCGGTTGTGGTTGATATCTGAACGTGTCAGACATCTGCACAGGTCGACTATATCCAAAAATCTTAGCAACATCTGAAATAGATGACGCTGCTATTGATCCTGCTGTAGCAAACGGGCCAATAATAGGCACATTCTTAAGCGCTCCAAAGGCATTTGAGAAAGCCGAGGCAGTACCACTGATGGTAGCTGTCCCAGCTAAAGTCTCTTTTGCCTCCTTCTTTGAATTTCCTTTTCCTAACTTAACCACTTTGGACTCCTTCACAAAGGTAGTTCCACGAGTGGCTACATTGGTGTCAGTTGGCACAGCAAGTTTGACTTCCTCAGCCCACGCAAACACAGTGATATTGACGGATAGACCACCAACATCAATGTTGTTGCCGAGCTTTAGAGAGTTCATCTGCTGAATCATAATTGACCCCATAGCCATAAAGTCAGGTAAGGATTCATATGAGGATGCGTCAAGATCTTCACGGTATAAGCGAACCCAATTTTTCGCTGAAATAAAGGGTAACGACATATCAATACTGTGAGATGATGATGGATCCAAATACTCATTCTGAAGCTGAGAAAAGTAATTTAGAATAGGTTGGTTGGACTGACCAACTGACAACCCATTTCCAAGTAACAAATTCAGTGGAGCATTGTATGGCATCATCGGCGCATAAGCCGCGATTGCCCGGCCATATATAAATGGCGAACCGTTAATCACAAACCGAAGATGAAGATTACCCCGGAAAAACGCATAGTTCGACAGCTTCTTGTTGACACGAGTGTCACCAGACCACAATACCCAAGGATTAAACTCCTCGGCAAGAGGACTAGATGACGACCAATCAAAAGATGCTATCTTCACCGGTCGGGCAAACCAATCTGCCAATGGTACGGAATCGGTTGAACCGAAATCGTATGTTGGATCAGAAACAGTTGCCCAATTCTCGATTTGAGAAGCGGCTGCATCTGCGAAAGTAACGGTACCAGTTTTTAATCCGGCCGTAGTTTCGGAGGGATCACCCTTAGGTTCCTCCTCCATCATTTTCTATAACGATAACTAACAATGTATGTATTCAAATTCGCTTGCGTACAAATATAATGTTCAATAATGTTCAATAAAGTTCAATAATGTTCACAAATTTTAAGTCCCAGCGACTTCAATGATAACACATACTCATAATCTCATCAAAACTCTTGTATCGTGGTTCACCACATTTCGTGATCAAGCCAGAGTCTTGAAGGATCTGATGTAGCCTCTCCATCTTCTCCTCGAAAACTTCTCTCCCGTGTTGAGCGAGTTCAAAGTTAATCGAATGAGAAGCTTCAAAAGCTTGGGCGTCTGGCCCAATCGGAGAGGTAGTGTTGAGAACTAAAGATCGCACCATAGAATCAAAAGCGAGTGGGGCGCACCATACCTGGTACTCCTCATCCCACCTCCATGTGCGATGTAAGAACTCCTCATCATCGAAGGGGACAAACTGCTCAAAGTCTTGTGATTTTGAGGCTGTCGTAGCAACTATACCGAAGTAATTACATCCTTTGCAGAAAGTTTCCTGGTTGAACCATGGAACTTTTGATCCTGCTTTGGAATCATCACCATAGGTAATAAGTTGCACATTATCGTTAAAAGATAAGGTGGATCCTACCTCACGGGCTAGTACGTGCCAGACCATTCGGTAGATAATTGATAGGCAAAGAGAATTAAATTCTGCAGTGCCAACTCGTCCACTAACTATGAGATTAGGCATAGTAAGCAGGTCATTCTTAACAAGAACAAGGGGGTAAAGGGTATCCGTTAAGTAACCCCGTAAAACCTTCTGCTCTACGAGAGAGTAACCAGCCTTCTCAGCCATTCTCATAATAATAGTCATTGCTGCATGCTTAACAGATACTAACATACGAGTATCAAAACCCGAAATGTCAGCTCCAAATGAGGTGTCAAGTACACCCTTCTCTTCAAAGAAGGATCGCACTTTGCCCCACTCTTTTGACATAGCATTGACTCCAACCATGCATTCACAATATTGACGATCCTGCTTAAGAAGATCGAGGATAGGAAGCAAAAACATACGCCCAATCACCACATCAGTGGCAGGCGTCGCGCAGAATACGCGTGGTTGTTTAGTGACGAATTCACCACCTTTCAGCTCTCGAACACGAGGCTCTACCTTCAGTGAAGCCTTACTAATCGGACGCACTGTTTGACCAGAAACGTACGTAGAAATGTCTTCGAGAACATGTGACCAAATCTCATCGTTGAAAGTTTTACCGTCAGGTGCCTGATCGGTGATCAACTGAAACATATGGTCATTCTTTTTGCCTTGAAAGCCAAAGCCCATAGAGGTTGAAGCATTCATGGATCGAATTGTATAGACTTTATTGTCACCAGCAGTTACACTAACTGGATCCAAAGGTCTCACATCCCAACCAATGTTTGCCTTTTCAATGTTCCTCCAGAACTCTTCCATAGCTGCAGTAACTGCTTCGAGATCGCAGTAATCGCTGCTTTGAAAGGACTTAGCAGCCCACTTGTGGTATGGCGAGTAGAAACCCAAATCTTCGGATTCGTCGTGAAACTCCTTAAAATTAGGAATTCCCCACTTGAATTCTCCGTCGATATTACGGGTCTCCACCCCAAACTTGTGAGCATGCTCTGCTGTTGGCAAAAAGGTCATTTTAGGATTAGGCTTGTTGTATGTCAGGTTCTTTACAGTTCCTTCGTAATCAACAAAGCCAGCTTGCCAGTTAAGGAAGCTCTTACTGTCAGGGCTTCCAAAAATAGCATCACTTCCATCAATGTCAAACAACTTCACACACCCTTCAGGGGTTAGCTCAGTCAGCTTAAATGACGAACGGAAACGTGCTATACCATTCATAATGCGGTCCTTAATAAGTGGTACCCCGAGCGAACGAGATTCACCTTTAGCACCAGCAGCATGAATACCGTAAAGGAATGTTGCAGGTCCCGTAGACATGATCAACGGGGCTCCACACAAACCAACGGCGTGGTCTGGGTAATCATAAAGTAGAGCTTGAGGTAAAATATACCTGTCCCAAGAGAATTTAGCCGCCAACTGAATGCTGACTTCTTTACTCTCGAGCCCCGTACTCAACCATCCCTTAGACTTGTGTGAGAAGAAAAAAGGAATAGCTTGGAGTGTGGGTGATAGGTAAATAACCAAATCTCTAGCTTGAAAGGATGGAACATAAACTAGTGCCACGTCATCACCTAGATCGAGCAAATATTTTGCTGGATCAATGTTGTAGGTGTGAGAGCGACACAGTCTAGTATATCCTCCCTCTAATTTGGAAGAGGTTAACCGTAACACTCCTCCAACGAATTGTCCATCTCTCTCAAAGTTATGTGCATTCGTAACAACAAATTCTGGCGCGATTGCCAAAACATTGAATGTCACTTCAACATTATCTCGAGTAAAGGTGGCACTATAAACCTGTCGTTCTATAGTGCGAACAATTTGATCACTCGGGTGACCATTGTTCACTTCCATAACTAGACTCGCCGATTCGTTCTCACGCCAAGCATTTCGTTCATCACCGCTAGTTGGTTTCATGCGGCGACTTTCAATGCCTTGCTCTTTGAGCTTAACTGTGATATCTGCATAGTCAGTCTTGAACTCAGGTTTAGGGTCACGAACTTGTGCGTTACCCTCAAATGACATAGGAGGTTTGTTAGAAAACCAACGAATCACACCTCGTAGAATACTCCATCCCACAACACCACCCAAAATATACTCGGCGGTACCGAGAGCTGATGAGTAGCGATAAAGAACATTGTAACTAGAGGTTATGTGTTGAAAAGTCTTCTTAGAACGCCTATTAATCTCCTCCAAACTGACTCGACCATAAAACTGATCAAAACAGTAATGCCAACAAGTAGACATTCTATCGAACAACCGGTAACGAGTCCTCTCAATCCATTGGGTTACCAAAGTTCCACAAAGAGTAGCGAAGAAGTTATAAATCGCACTCGGAACTCCAGTTCTCCAAAAGAGAGCCAGGAACCACATCACAATAACGAACGAGACATATAGAAACATCCGCCAAAGAAGTTCGAAAATTGACTTGACTTTCTGAGCAAACGTGGTGCGAACGATTAGAAACCGCTGCGTGTCAGATTCGTGCGTCAAGTCACAGGAAGCTTCAATACATTCGGAGCATATGTTAGACCACGATCCGTGAGGACACGTGGACTTCATAATCTCCGACATAGCTGCATGACCCGCCTCACACTTCTGTTTGTGAGCGTAGACTAAACGAGCGAGCTCCTTTGTCCACTGGGAAAATGACAACCATGGCCCATCAGTTCTGCAAGTGGGTGCACCATTTACAACTTTGAAATTGGGCGATGTATAATCAAAGGTGACAAAACGAATTTTGTACCCGATCAGATAGGACACCGGAATGCCTTTCTCTTGTGCGTACTGTTCCATCTTCATAGGATCTGGTTGATTGGTTCCCTCCTTCTTAAATTTGGGA